ACACTGAGATCTCAGTGTATAGTTACAATACTAAAATTACGATATGGAGGAAATAACCCCTGCAAAATACTTTGCAGCTTTTCCAGTCAATTTACTAATGATATCCCCATCAACAGTTTGACCTGCAGAGGTTAATGCATCGGTGAGTTCATCCTGGGCTTGAGCTTTTGATACGCGGGGACTCCCACTACCATTACTCGCTGCAGCCGTCTTTCGAATATATACTCCTGCTTTTGTTAGAATCATACGGACTCCATTAGGAGACTCTTCGTATTCTTCTGCGATTTCTTTTACAATTTCTACACTTGTTTCTGGTGTAGGGTTGGCTTCTTCATAAGCTTGTATTACTGCTTCTTTCTTTGTGTCGTCCCAAGCCATGCTTGTACTCCTTGGTTAATGTTTCAAAATCAAACTATATTATACGAAAAATTTTACATATTTGTCAAGAACTATTTTTCTAACCTTGATATGTCTACCCCTTGATCTATCAAGTGATCTAACTTACCTAAATCATAGGCTAAACTACAAGAGTAATGTCCCCCTACGGTTACGTAAGGGAAGTAGGTATTTGAAAAGTCTCCTTTTTCTATAACATAAATTTGGTATAACTTACTTGAATATAAGTCTTCATAGTTTCTAACTGATTTATATCCAGGTTTAATTTGATACTCTGTATCTATTTCTTTTAATATTTGTACTAATCCGTGTTTTATTGCTGACCAAACTATTTCGCCTTCTTTGAACTGTGAAGCTATCATAATTTCTGGTAAAAAAGCAACTTTACTTTTATTTTCTTTTGTAGGAATTTCAGGTACTCCAACCTTATTCAGGATCCCTTTTACAAAAGAAGAAGATCTAAATAAAGAACTAGCTATTGCTGAAACTGGTTCTTTATTTAGATACATTATTATAGATTCATTTATTTCATTGGGCGTAGCCGGGCGTCCTCTATTTTGAGACCGTCTTTTTTCATAAAAGGCTTGTTTATCTTTAAATTCCGTTATAATATTACTTAATCGAGAGGTGTTATAAGTTATATTAAGTTTTTGGCATGCTTCCTTTTTTGTAAACGGCTTCCCAGATTCCAATAGTTCTATTACTTCCCGTACATTCGTGTCCGAGAGTTTTTCGTGCTCTCTCTTTTTTATGCCTCTTCTCATTCTTTTCCTTAAATTTATCTATTTTTATGTTCATTAATATCTCTCACCGTAATTTTTTCAATTAGTTGGTCACAGTATATCGTTATATCTTTGTAACGATGCCAACTGCAGCAACATTTAACTTCGTTTTTAATTTTTTCAATTAAGACAAGTAGTTCTTCTTCGTGCGGAGTTATCATTATTCTAGTAAATCCCAAACTAAAGGAAGCATTAAACAAGCTAATCCAAAATATAATATAAATGAAACTATCGTTGCAGGAATTGTAATATAAAAGGCTGCTCCACAGAATCCAACTATAAATAATGCGATCTTAAATTTATTTAATCCTTTTAATTTCTCTTTTAATTTCATACTTATTCCTAAAGTGTAACTATCTTATCTACTCTCATGTCAAATTCATTTTCTCCGAAACCAATATAGATTTCAGCACCTTTAAATTTAGATAAGTCTAGCCAATTAACTACTTTAATATGGTTGTCATTATCTAATACATAGTTTTCTTGTACAGGAACTAAGCCTGATTCTTCTACAGGTAACCATACATCCGGCATATCACTAATACTGCCTTCGATACTGGGGACAGGCTGTTTAATATAAACATTATCTTCTGTATCTATCCCTCCCATCCAGACCTTAACAGTCTTACCTATGTCTTCTTTCTCTGGTACAATCCTGGCTTCAAGCCTATATTTACTTACGAAGTCTACTTTAGAACCCGTAGTTTCTGGCACTTCCATACCCTTAAAACTTCTAGCTATCCAGGCCTCGAAGAAGGGCTCGCTCACCATATTATAAGGAAGGCCACAATAACCTCCATCGCCCCAAGAAGTTCCCCAACTATTTTGTACTAAGAATTTATGGGCCTCATCATCATATCCTACGATCAGCATATAGTGCCCGCCAACCCCTGTATTATCCTTACTAACTCTTGTATACTTATGTTCTTTCCAAGAACCCTCTAAGCCCATTAAAGAGGTAGTAATCATCATAGCAAAGCCAACTGGCATTCCTTCATGGAGTGCGGACTTAATATCATGTATTTCTTGATAATGATTTGCACTACCCCATCGAACTACACTTTCATATCTGTCTATTCTATTATTGAAAGCCTCTTTATAATCTTCTGAGGTGGGGATTGTATCGTCAAATGCTATATCGTAAGGATAGTACTCTTCTGTTGGCATTCCTTGTTTATACGCAACATGATAAGCATCTCTAGTGTATAGGCCCACTTCTCCTATTCTATTTTCATAAACCTTAGTGGCGTTATAGAGAAATAGCCGACTTAAATCAATAGGTTTCTCGTTTCTATTAGCTATAAGTTCGCAAGAACTAGCTACTCCATTCGCAACACAACTTCCTAATGGGCCTTGATTTTCTACTTCATAAACATCGTTTCGCATATCCACAGAACTAGGTAAATCTTCTGGTTTATAAGGAGAGCGATAAGGGATGTCCCTCTGATCGGGTATAGAGGGAATTGTATTTGCTATAACGCATTTAATTTCTTCGGTCATTTTACCCCCTAATGTGAAACTTCTCTATTGTAAGGTTTGATTTCGTCTGTTGTTCTAATAATAGTTTTCATCATATTGTTATAGTCTTCATCATTAAGAACAGTTCTATAAATTCTTAGAGCCTGTGCTGCCATATTTCCTGCAATCATTAGGTCGGAATACTCTCCTTGAAGCTCTAAAACTTTTGTAAATATTTCATTATAACAATTGTTTAATTCCTTATCCATAATTATTCCTCAAGTTTATACTTATTTTTATACCATGCCTCAAAGTCAGGATTGTACTTAAATTCTTTCTGTACTTGTGCGGCAGATAGTTGATCAGATCTTATACATTGTGCTAAAAATTCATAATTCATTCGTTCGATTTGTAACTCTTTCATTTTCATACTAATTCCTCTAAACTGTTCTGAATAGTTTGAAGGCTCTCCAAACTACTCATTAATCTTTCTGCTCGTAATGGCACTTGTGTGTACCACCTGGAATCTCTACCTTCTAAAGCGGCCTCATTCCAATCATTTTCTTCAATAGCTTTTAGAAACCTTCTAAATAATGATAACCTATAGTGTCCTAGATTGAAATGCATATTTATTAATACTTCTTGTACTGTGTCAGGCTTATTATTAAAATCATATACCAAACATTTTATCTCTGCGATAGAAGTTTCAACGTCCCTGTCGAAACATTCTCTTATTCTTTCTTCGCTTACAGCGGTTCCTAAAGCCCAGTCTGCTTCTGGATCTTTCTGTGTTATTAAATGTCCAATTCCAAAAGTTAAATAACCTAAATGGTCTCTGTAAACTCTACAAACTTTACCCTCATCTTCTTTTAGTTGTCTGTACAATCTATTTCTATTCATTGATACTTAATCCTCTAGTTCATTAGTTTCTTCCATTATTTCTGTTGCAGCCATTCGTTCTGTAAGACGAGTAAGCCTGCCAAGCTGATCATTAGCACGAGTTACTATTGTTGCATTATAATCAGTTCTTCTACTTACTGCATCAATATCACTTCGTAACTCTTCTCTAACTGCGTTGACAGTATCTGTTAGTCTATCTAACTGCATAGTTACATCTTGCAACGCCCACTTAGGGGGTTCTATAAGATTTATTGTGTGTTCTACTGCACGAAGTCTATTGTATAGTTCGAAACCAGCTATTGATATAAGGGGTATTACAGCTATAATAACTATAAATAGAATAATTATGGAAAGTTTTAGATTCTTTACTGCGTGTTTCATTGTTTAAGCCTATGAGTTATAATTAGTACTACCCCAGTGTTTCGTACTGTTTCCATTCGGGGGTAGGAGGGTGTAGCCAGTGGTCCGGCTCTTTTGCTTCGGCAAAAACCCATGTAAAAAATAAAAAGACTACTGCTACAATACATATTAGTTCTACTAAATCACGTTTCATCGTTTATCATCTCGTTAGGCTATATACTATCTGCATAAGCTGGCCGGCAACCGAAGTTGCACTCTGCGAATTCTGCTCATCGGTCAGTTCTGCTTGATCGTCTATCATCTCATTAGGTTTAATACTATTTTCATAATATAGTATTAAGGTTTGTTGTTGTTCTATGTAGCGCCTTATCTCTGCCATATTTAGAGATAAGTTTTCATAATCTGGTACTCCTAATGCAAAAAATACAAAGCTTGAGTACTCGTCTTCAAATGTGGCTTTAAACTCTTCGAAATTCTCTTCTGTTACTACAAAAAATTTTACAGGATAAGTAACGATACCCTTTGGTCTAACTTGTATTGGTATAGTACGATCTACATATTCAGTTTGAACTACTACTTCTCGTGGCCATAACCAATTACAGCTAGTTAGCAGTAATAGACTCAAGATCGCTAAAGACTTGTGAGGTTGCATCATTTACTATTCCTTCTATTAATCCCGGCTTTTCGTAGGCATTTCGAGTTAAATCATGTTCTCTCAATGTTTGTGATAGTCTATCCCTGTATCTTTCAGCGCTTTGTAAGTTAGAGGTTAACTCTGAATTTAACCGTTCAAATTGTACTATATCGATTTCTAACTGAGTTATTGTGGCTTGATTGATACCGGAAGTGATTTTTAATTCTGTGTTAGTTTCTGTAAGGTTTTTGAGCGCCCTGGAAGTGAGAAAATAGTAAGTAGCAAAGCCTATTCCCAGTATTAATATCATGCCTATTAAAATTCTACTCATATCTATGTTTCATCAGTATCAAGATTGAGAAAGGTTTGTGCGTTAGGGCAGAAAGAATTCTCTCCCTTGACAGCGCCGACGAGCCATCGCTCGCATAAATCTTCACTTTGACAACCGCGGCATCGCTTCCGCACTTGTTTCATAGTGGCCTCAGTTTGTGGGTAGGATAGGGTTTGCGGATAAGTACGTGTAGCAATTCTAGGATCCAAGCCAACACGCTCCATCATGCGCGTCATACGCTTGGCCGAGGCATCCCTGAAGTGGCTGAGTAATGCCACAGCAAGGACTATACCCGTGAGTATCGCAAATACGGGGAGATAAGCTTCAAATAATATGGAATCCATGGTTCATACCTCTTACTTGTCGTCGCTGTCAGGGTGCCACAGTAAAGCACAGCTCTCAACGTTCGCGCATGGCGGTGACCATACACACCCGTTTAGTTTACAATCCTCTTCGATCTGCTCAAGTAGCTCCTGCTCGATTATGTCGTGGTCTTTCGGCATGCCGGCGTACAGCATGTCGCGTCGTGGGCGGTTTGTTTTGCACATAAGGTTTCCTCATTAGTTAGTTAATAAGTAAACGAATAGGGGC